CGATGCGCTGTTCAAAGCCTGCGTACTCTTCCGGCTTGATCCACTGGTACTGCTTTGCTACCTCGTCGCTGTACTCTTTCTGTTCAGCGAGTGCCTCTTTGTTCTGGTTGCTTGTTGAATCGTAGTCGTACTGGCGCTCCGCGTATTCCGCGACTGCGGCAGCCATCTCGGGTGAGAGGACGGTCTCCATCTCTGCACCGTAGGAATCCCACGGGTTTACTTCCCGATTCTGGTTCGTGCCTGTAACTTGTACTTGCTCCATTCAAGCCCTCCAGCTTGTGCCAAAAACAATCTCCAGTCCGCTGAAGTTCATGACGCTCAGTGGGTGGAGTAGCCTCACACTCGGTTGGCCGACCGCGTGGATGCTGACGTGAGCAACGCCCGGTTTACACCTGTTGGGTAATCCACCCTCTAGGCTTCGTTCGGCTCACATGAAACTTGTGCAACTTCGGGCAGGCAGGTTCCTGCGGATTGAACGCCACTGGCGATGCGCACAGCTTCCAGCGCGATCTCGGCTATGATGTCATAGTCCTGTGGCCCACAATCAAACGCTCCGCTCCGCCACAGTTTCCCGAATGCCTCGATTGCTGCATCTCGACTGGCGTCTGCTTCTAGCAGCGCATAGTAGAGAGCGTCCGCACGTTCGCGCTCTTCGCGTTCACGGCGTCTTGAATTTCGGTTGGATATTCGCAATGCACGGTTCTGATCTCTCGTGACGCTGCGAAACTCATCCTCTTCGTACTGGCTTCCTTTGCTCATTTTGCGCCTCCACGCTCAAAGCAGAAGGTGGAGCGCCACTAGGACGCCCCACCCACTTCAGTTCTTGTTACGGGCCAACAGTGACGTTGACTTCGGCGTACACCTTGTTGATCGGGAGACCATTCATGATGTTGCCGCTCGACACAACCGCACCTACCGTGTTGTTGAAGGTCGGGTACGACACTTCGACAGTGGTGGAACCTGCGGTCACCGCCGTAATCAGGCCAGTGGCCGATACGGTTGCAACTGCTGCCCCGTTGGGCGATCCGGTCGAGACGTTCTTCGCGCCGTACGCCACGTAGGTCAGTGCGTTAGTCACTTCCTGCGAGGTTGCGGTTGCCGCGTGGGTCTCTGCCGTTGCGACATCATTCGCCAGAGTCAGCGTAGTGCCGCTCGAAGCAGTTGCGATGAACGTGCCTTTGTTGTTCGCGCCAGTGAAGCCCGCGACCACAAACGTCTGTCCAGCAAATGCGTTCGATCCGCCACCCGTGATGGTTCCGGTGTAGACCGCTGTGCCCTGCTCAGGGGTCGCCGTGGCAGCGTGGGTGTCAGCTACGCCGTTCGCGTTCTCCAGAGTCAGTGTGGTCGAGGTCGAAGCAGTTGCGATAAACACGCCATTGTTTGCGGCATTATCAAAGCCCGCAATGGTGAACGTGTCGCCTGCAAAAGCGTTCGAGCCGCCGCCCGTGATGGTGCCCGTGTAAACGGTCAAGCCGTTCGATGCCGCTGCCGCTGCCGAAAGCGTCAACACACCGATGGTCGATGCGGCGACAGCCGTCAGTACGAAGGCGGTACCGGGGGTAATTTCGTTGCCTGCGATGTCTTCCAGATTGGGTTCAAGCTGGAAGGTCGTCGGCCCGTCTGCGCCCGAGAGCGACAGAAAGACGTTGTTGTATCCGGGCGTGGTGTTCGCCGGATTGATGTTGCCCGCGACTGCGATCTTAGCGGCTACGCCAAGGCCCGTGGTCTGTGCAGGATATGATGCCATGTGCAAATCTCCTTATGGGTGGTGCCTATTAGGTAGCCGCTACAACTGCCGTGATAACACCGTTCACAACTGTGATAGAACCCTGTGTGCCGGTGCTAGGCGTAAGCTGCGCGGTAACGATAGTCCCGCTAAAGCCGGTGGTCGGAGGCGCTGCCCAGTGTGCGGCAGAGGCGCTGGTTGCCACAATCGCCTGTCCTGCCGAAGGTGTGCCGGTTACGGTCACTCCGTCAATCGAGGATGCGTTGGAATTGGCATTGGGGACGGGCTGCCAACCGTTCGTGGCTGGTCCGGTGAAGTACAGAGTGCCGCTGTCCTGATCGAGGCCGAGGTTGGCCTGACGGGACGACGTGGCAACTGCACTCGAAGGTGCTCCACTGAATACTGCGTTTGCGAAACTCATGTGTTCGTCCTTTCAAAAACGAAGCTCAACGTAAGAAAAGAGGCGCGGAGATTTATGGTCTCCGCGCCGCTGTCTTAGCTGATTGCCGACGCAGCGTCGATCTCGCGGATGCGGATCGTGGTGTCGGGGCCGAGCGACGTGGTGAAGTGAACACGGTAGCTCGTCCAACCGGGGATCAACCCTTCCGGGTCGGCCACAGTCGGTTCTGCGTTCTGGACGATGTTGCAGTTGATGTTCTGCCACTCGCCGTCGCCGAACTCCGTATCGCCCTGCGCACCGAGCTTGATGCTGTAGATGCCATCACGCCCGAAGATGTAGGTACGGAGTGCCGTCAGGCCCGTGACGCCCTTGTAGTTCGAGGTCGCGGTCACCTGATTGGTCTGGAAGCAGTGAACTCCAGAGCTAGGCAGTTCGATCATCTCGGTCAAGTCGGTGCTCAGGAGGTCTTCCATCTTGGCAAGGCCCACCGGAGTGTGCTTGAGGATGTCGATTGGTGCGTTGTTCGCGGTATCCGCAAGAACGTCGCCCAGAGCAAACGGGTGGATTACACCGCAGAATGCCTTGGATGCTTCGTCGTACGGACGCACGGAACGGCCAGCGAGGGACTGGACAGCGTTACGAATCTCGGTCAGGCTGAGAGTCGTGAAGCTGGAAGTCGAAGCTGCCGGGAGAGCGATGAGAACGCTGGGGTCAACCGCGTTTGCACCGTCCGCAGTTGCGCGAACCAGACCGCTCAGGCTCTCGCCCAGACGGTAGGACATTTCGCGGGCCACATTCTCGACAGTGTTGTCGATGGCGGTTGCCAGAGACAAGCTGGAGAAGTTGGCGTAGTCTGCGTACTCACCGATGGTTGCGGTCGTCTGAAGGACGTTGACCGAGATGGAGTTGCCCACCGAACCTTCCGTGGTCTGCGCCTGATTTGCAGCCAGAGGAACGTACATGAACATTTCCGAATGTGTTTAGGAGACTTGGATCACCCCAAGTTCGCTCTCATGGTCGCCCATGAGTTCAGACTCTATCTTCACGGTAGAAGCCGTGTCTTGCATATTAGTCGTTACGCTGTCCACACCGCGCTTATTCAGCACCTTCATCTTCTGGTGCATACTCGCTCGTAGTGCCGAGTCTTGCAACAGCCGTGGGAGTCTTACAAACTCCAGTAGAAGAATTGCCTGTTCGCGCTTGATGATGAGGTAAGGAAGGATCGCAAGTAGGAGCTTTTCAATCTCCGCTTTCTTGAGAAACCGCCAAATGAAAGCTGGTTTGCAATTCGGAACTTCTCGTCCCGATTGGTAGTAATTGCCGCCAAAGTTATGCTGCAACCATTTCACCAGTTTTTCGCTTGTACTAGTCACCATTATAATCGAATTATAGTTGGTGACGTTTCCTTTGTTACCTGCCCCTATAGTGAGGCAACCTTCTCCATCAATAATGCCTGCTAGGTAGGAATACTTAGCTTTGTCTGACATGTAGCCATCTCCTTTCAATGAGATTATTTGTGGGCTTGTTTGGTTAGCTCGGGATTTTCTGCCACTGGACACAAGTCCTATTTTAGCAGGGTTCAACCGATTTAGCAAGATTTATTTTTACAACCAGTACAAAATGTTTTAGATATACTGGTTACCGCTCTTGGTCGGGAGGTCGAGACGTTCCGAGCAAGCGATGAATGGGGTCTGTGCCTTCAGGTTCTCACGGAACTTCTTGTCGTAGAACTTGACGGTGGACTGAGGGAGGTTTGACTGGACGTTTCCAGCAGGAGTGTATGCCATTGTGATTCCTTTACTTCCTGAAACGTGATACGAGTTCGCCGACTTCCCTCCAGAAGCGTCTCTCTTGCGTATCGCCCTCTATGGCACTCGACTCCGCGCAACGGTAATCCGACCGTTGGTTTCTGTCGTTCGATCAGGGTCTCAGATCGAAAACTTCCTCAGCACATACTAG